ACACTATCGTTCATTACGTTTATTGGGCCTGCTGGCTTGCCATTTACGAGTGCTGCGGGCGGTGTATCGAGCGTTCAAGTATCAGGCGGTACAACAGGATTAACCACTTCTGGTGGCCCTATCGTATCTAGCGGAACAATCACAATTGGTGGTACTTTAGCGGTTGGATCAGGCGGTACAGGCGCTACATCTTCTGCTGGTGCTTTGACTAACCTATTGCCTAGTCAAACAGGAAATGCTGGTTATTTCCTAAAAACTGATGGAACTAACGTCAGTTGGGCGCAAGGTGGGTCTGGTTTAACCATCGTAACCGACACTACCACTAACGCATCACGCTATTTAGCGTTTACAAGTGCTACAAGCGGTGTAATTACCCAAGAGAACGTCAGCACAGGGTTAACATTTAACCCATCTAGCAACACGCTAACCACAACAACATTTGTGGGCGCATTGACAGGTAATGCGTCTACTGCAACCACAGCTACCACGGCTACTAACCTAACAGGTGGTGCTAATGGTTCTTTACCTTACCAAACAGGGTCTGGGACAACGTCATTTTTGGCGGCTGGGTCTAATGGCCAGTATTTGACACTCTCTGGTGGAATACCATCTTGGGGTAATATCAGCACAGTATCATCTTTTAGTACTGGAACGACAGGTTTAACCCCAAACACAGCCACAACAGGCGCTGTAACCCTAGCAGGAACTCTTGCAGTCGCTAATGGCGGTACAGGTGTTACTTCTAGTTCTGGCGCTTCTAGCGTGGTTTTAAGAGACACTAACGCTAACGCCACTGCTAACATCTTTTACGCTGGGTTTACAAATACTGCAGCAGCGGGCACAACGACCACATTATTGGCTAGTTCAACCCCTAATTGGGTGGTGACAGGGTCAGGTGGTCAGACATTTAAATTGCCTGATGCCACGACTTTAAGCGCAGGGATTATTTACACATTCAACAACAACCAAACTAGCGGTGCTATTACTATTAACAACAACTCAGGGACATTGATTGTTTCCGTGCCGAGTGGCGGGTTTGTAACCTTAACTTTGTTAACGAATAGTGTGGCTGCAGGTACTTGGGATTACCACTATGGAGCACCATCTAACGCTTCTTGGTCGACAAATACCCTAAATTGGGCTGGTTCGATCACCAATACAACTTGGAATGGCGTAGCGATTGGCGCTACTTATGGTGGAACTGGGCAGACAACTTATGCGACAGGTGACATTTTGTATGCAAGTGCTACAAATACCTTGTCTAAGCTCTCTGCTGGCACAAATGGCTATGTTTTAACCCTTGCAGGTGGTGTTCCTACATGGGCATCAACTGCTTCAAGCACAACGATTACTGACGATACGAGTACAAATAGCACTCGATATCTGAACTTTACAAGTGCAACATCAGGCACTTTGTCAACGATTTACACAAGTTCTACTAAGTTACAGTACAACCCAAGCACAGGAACACTAACAACAACTGCTTTTAGTGGTTCAGGGTCAAGTTTGACGTTTGGCACAGGTACTTTGTCCTTGGCTGGTAATGTGACTCATTCAGGTGCTTACACACAGACATTTATAGCAACTGGCAACACTTCTGTTACTTTGCCAACGTCAGGCACATTAATTAACACAGCAGTTACCACTTTGTCTAGCCTAGCATCCATAGGTACTATCACAACTGGCACATGGAATGGATCAGTTATTGGTGCTACTTATGGTGGAACTGGGGTAAATAATGGTTCAAATACCATCACTTTGGGTGGTTCATTTACCACTTCAGGTGCATTTACCACTACGTTAACAGTCACAGCAAACACCAACGTAACATTGCCTACTACTGGCACTTTGGCTACTTTGGCAGGTACTGAGACATTTACCAACAAGACTTTAACTAATCCTACGATCACATCGTATCTAGAGACTGCTCCTGCTTTGACTAATTCAAGTACAGCAGTTACTTTGTCTCTGTCTTCAGGAACTGTTCTTAGCTACACATTGACTGGTAACTGTACGTTTACCATGCCAACTGCAACGTCAGGCACATCGTTTATTTTAAAGTTAATTCAAGATGGCACAGGTTCTAGAACTGCTACGTTTACTGGGGTTAAGTGGCCTAGTGGCACAGCACCCACAATCACAACAACTGCTTCCACAGGCTTAGACATACTTTCGTTTGTATGTATTAACTCTGTTTGGTATGGCACTTACGCACAGGCGTTTGCATAATATGTTTGGCGCACCTAATTTTTTCTTTAGTGGGGCAAAAAAAGCAGTTACTTATTCAACAGTAATTCAGCAATTTAATTCCACAAGCAGTTGGACTGCTCCTGCTGGTGTTACTAGCATTAACTATTTAGTTGTTGCTGGTGGTGGTGGTAGTGGTGCTGATGGAGGTGGAGGCGGTGGTGCAGGAGGATTTTTAGCTGGTACAAATTTATCAGTAACTCCTGGTACTTCTTACACCATCACTGTTGGTGCAGGTGGGACAACAAACACTAGCATTACAGTAGTTGGTGGAAATGGTGGTAACTCTACCTTTGGTTCACTTGTTAATGGCTCAACTGGAGCAGTAGGTGGTGGTGGTGGAGGCGGTCATTCTAATGGTGCATCAGGAGGTTCTGGTGGCGGTGGTGCGGGATGGAATGGCAACACAGGCACAGGAGCATCTGGAACTAGTGGTCAAGGAAATTCAGGTGGTAATGGAGGTGTAGCAGTTGGTGGTGCTAGTGGTGGAGGTGGAGGCGGTGCTAATGCAGCAGGAGTAGCAGGCACAAGTAGCCAAGCTGGTAATGGTGGTGCTGGATTGTCTTCTACTATTACAGGAACAACTGTATATTATGCTGGGGGTGGTGGTGGAGGAGGATACACAGCACAACCTTATGGAACTGGTGGAACAGGTGGTGGTGGTAATGGTGGTCAAGGTGGTTCTCCTCTTGCAGTTGCAGGTTCAGCCAATACTGGGGGCGGTGCAGGAGGTGGCGGTGGTGCTGGTTACAACGGCACTACTGGTGGTTCTGGCGTAGTTATCATTTCTTATCAAGTACCAAGCACAACAAGAACTGCTATTTTTACTGGTTCAGGTTCATGGACTGCACCTACAGGCGTATCAAGTGTTAATTATTTGGTAGTGGGTGGTGGAGGTGCAGGTGGTGGAGTAGGGGTTTCTAGAGGAACAGGCGGTGGCGGTGGTGCTGGTGGATTCCTTACTGGCACAGGATTAAGTGTTACTTCTGGTAATACTTATACAATTACTATTGGTGCTGGTGGAACTGGTGTAACAGCGTATGTTGGAACATCAGGAACAAACTCAAAATTTGGATCATTAGTCAATGGATCAACTGGAGCAGTTGGTGGTGGTTATGGTGGTGGAGCTGATAATTCTACTTATTATGCTTCAGTTTCGGGTGGCTCTGGCGGTGGAGGAACAGGCGTAACTAGTACAACTGGAGCTTCAGGTACATCTGGACAAGGAAATTCTGGTGGAAATGGATCCACAGGTGGATCTAATTATGGCGCTGGTGGTGGTGGTGGTGCAAATGCTATAGGTGGAAATGGAGCTGGTTCAGTTGGTGGCAATGGTGGAAGTGGCACAGCCAATTCATATTCTGGCTCTAGCGTAACCTATGCTGGAGGAGGAGGTGGAGGCACTTATGATGGTGGAACTGTTGGATCGGGCGGTTCTGGTGGTGGTGGTAATGCTGGCACTACAAATGGTGGAAATGGAAATGCTGGAACTGCTAATACTGGTGGTGGTGGTGGTGGAGCATCGACTAACGATTCTTCACAATATGCGGGCGGTAATGGTGGATCAGGAATTGTGATTTTGTCATGGTAAAAATTTATCAACTCTATGGCATTGATTCTGCCATGCAATTACTTAGACCAAATGCTACTTGGCAGATTAGCAATCGTGACATTACCATTTGGGATGATCCAAGACCATGTCCAACATGGGAAGAAATAGATGCAACAATGGAAAAGATAAAGGCTTTTGAAGACTCAATCAATACCATTTGGACTGACGAACAGATTAAAGAATTAGGGGGAAGATGATGGCACATTTTGCAGGAATTGATTCAAACAACATTGTTACCCAAGTGATTGTGGTGGCAGACGCTGACACGGCTGATGCTCAAGGCAATCACATGGAATCCATTGGTATTGCATTTTGCCAACGATTGATTGGTGGCAACTGGAAACAAACCAGTTACAACACGCATGGCGGTGTTCACACATTGGGTGGCACGCCTTTTCGTAAGAATTACGCTGGCCTTGGATACACCTATGACGCTGGCAGAGATGCTTTCATTCCTCCCAAGCCATACGCATCTTGGGTCTTGAATGAGTCAACTTGCTTATGGGATTCACCAATTCCTTATCCAACTGATGTAGGAACACCAGACGCACCTAAGCGTTATACATGGAACGAATCCACTAAAGCATGGGATTTGGTTGCATGAATTTTAAAATACTATCAATAGAAACTGATGGGGACTTGATTACCCATGCTGAGTTTTTTGTTTCTTTAACTGATGGCACAAACACAGTTGAGCAACAAGGAACACATCAATTTGCAAATCCAGTCCTCAAAACACCTTTAAAAGAGGTAAAAGAACAAAATATTATTGATTGGATAATTGCAGAAACTACCCAAGATGGTGTAAATATCATACAATCTAACCTAGAAAAACAGCTAGTGCAAAAGGATAAAACTGCTTTGCCTTGGGTTTTCAACACTTTTAAACCTTTCGGTGGATAAAGATGACACAACCCATAGACATCATTAGCAGAGCGTTAAAAGACATAGGCGCATTAGAAGCTGGCGAAATACCCACGCCAGAAGCAGCACAAGACGCTTTTGATATGCTGCAAGATATGTTAGATCAATGGTCTAACGAGTCTATGATGGTCTTTTACAAGACAGAAATAGTATTTAACGTAACACCTGGTCAAACCCAATACTCCATTGGCCCTACAGGCACAATTCAGGCCAATTTTGTAGGTTCAATAAGTGGAAATGTGCTCACAGTCACATCCATTAATAGCGGTGCGGTCTCAATGAACATGGTTTTGAGTGGAACTGGCATCACGCCAGGCACGACCATTGTAGGATTTGGCACAGGCGCTGGTGGGCAAGTATTGGAAGCGGGCACTTACTTACTTAATGTAAGCCAAACTGTCGCATCGACTACGATTGTGGGCTACTATAAGCGCCCACTTATGTTAAATAGTGCTTTTGTGCGTGTTAATACGACCTCAAATGGGGTTGCTATTACAGGCGGTGGACTAGATTACCCTGTTTCTGTGCTCAATGTTGAAGAGTACGAAATGATCGGTTTGAAAACTCTTAACGGCCCTTGGCCTAAAGCGGTTTACTATCAACCCACAGAAATATTGGGCAATATCTTTTTATGGCCTAACCCAGCGCAAGGTGAAGTCCATTTGTTTGCGGACAACATTTTCACTAGAAACACATCCATGTATGACGTTATGGCACTTCCAGAAGGCTATAACATGGCTTTAAGATGGTGTTTAGCCGAAAGACTAATGCCTATGTATGGTAAGGCTAGTCCGGTCCAAATCGGCATGATTCAGAGTTACGCTGCCCAAGGTAAGAGTACGATTAAGCGTACGAATATGCGACCTGTCCAGTTGGCACGTTATGACAATGTACTCACATCCACTAAGACTAGGGATGCTGGGTTTATCTTACATGGGGGCTTCATTTAATGGCATCTACTACATTTATTGACGGCACAACAGTTATCAGGTCATCGTGGCTTAATGATGTTAATTCGACTGTTTATTCCGGCATTTTTCCTAATAACTCGATCACTTTCACAACAGCGGTGTGGGGTGGATACTCTATTGCAGCTCCCACAGGTTCAACAACCACATTTCTAAGAAACGATGGTACTTGGGCAACCCCATCAGGCGGTGGTGGTGGAAGTGGCACAGTTACTTCAGTTGCTCTTAGTGTCCCAACAGGTTTAGCAGTCTCAGGCTCACCCATTACGACAAGTGGAACTTTGGCACTTACTTGGTCAGGTCAAATTCCTGTGGCTAATCTAGCTAGTGGAACACCTAATAACGCATCCTTTGTGCGTGGTGATGGCATTTGGTCTAACACCTTAACTGGTAACGCATCATTTGGTGGTGTAGGTATTGGTAACCAGCTAAATGCTCCATCAGGTACTACTGTATATGGTATTACTTCAACTGGTAATTATGTCGGTATCCAAAGCAACTTTGGTGGAAGCACACCTTACACAGTTCTTTTATCAGGCGCTGCTTTCTTACCTTACTCCAATGGATCATCAAGTAATAGCGGTATTGCTTTGGGTGCTCCTGCTTCATTGTGGTCATCTTTGGGTGTAGCTGGTACGTTTTATTGGAACAATGCGACAATAACAGCACCTAATACATCTACAGGCGATGCTACTAAGTTCTTGAACAACCAAGGCTCATGGGTTGTACCAAGCGGTTCAGGTACTGGTTTGACCTCAGTTGGTCTATCAATGCCAACAGGATTCTCAGTCTCTGGTAGCCCTTTAACGTCTAATGGCACGCTTTCTGTTAGTTGGTCAGGCCAAGTGCCCACAGCTAACCTAGGAACTGGCACAGCGTCTTCTAGCACCTATTTAAGGGGTGATGGTACTTGGGCTACTGTGACGGCAGCGACACCTACTTTGCAACAAGTAGCGACTGCTGGTAGCACTTATTCAGGCGGTATCACAACTACGACTAACTCTACATTCGGTGGTGTGGGTGTTGGGGTTTCATCTAGTGGCCCTGCTGGTACTACTTATGGAATCGGAGCGTCAGCAAGCACTATCGGTATTGGAAACAATACGACTCAAGTTTACTTGTACAACTCTTCATTTATTCCTGCTAGTAACAATGCTCTGACCCTTGGGGCATCAGGTTATGCTTGGTCTAATTTGTACTTGTCTAGCACGTTTAATTGGAATGGTTATGGTATTTCTGCTCCTGCTGGCAATACATCGACTTTCTTGAACAACAATGGGCAATGGACAACGCCTACAGGAACTGTACCTAGCCTAGCATCGGTTTGTGCGGTCGGTAACAGTTATTCAGGCGGCTTGGCGATTACAGGCGCATCTTACTTTGGTTCGGCTAGTACATTTGCCAATACTGTAGAGTTGTACACACAATCCACGGCGTCTTCAAGTAATGCTTTTGGTGCGTATGTAAGCAGTTCTTCAAGTAACGCTATCGCTGCGGTGGTGGCTAGTACAAGCAGTAACCTTATTTTCTTTGGTTATGGATCACCTAGTTCAATTACTCCAGTAGGTGCAATTAGCACAAATGGTTCAACTACAACCTATGGAACAACTTCAGATCGTAGGCTAAAAACTGACATTGAAACACTATCGTCTGGCGTAGGTATTTCTAAGATCAAGGCTTTGACACCACGCTCATTTAAGTGGATTTCTAGCAATGAAGCAGACGTTGGCTTTATTGCTGACGAACTCCAAGCGGTAGTTCCCACAGCGGTCAATGGTAGTGCAACAGCGGTAGATGAAAACGGCAAACCTGTTTATCAGACTGTTGATAATAGTTTTGTCATGGTATATTTGATCCAAGCAGTACAAGAACTCATTGCAAAGGCAGGCCTATAATGGACTTTGGGTTTGTTGGCCCATCGTACACTTCTCCATCAATCTACCAAGATGATCAGGAGTGTATTAACTTTCGGCCTGAAGTTGACCCACTTAAGCAACCAGGCCAAAGAGGTGTTGTTGCTCTCTACCCTACACCTGGTCTTACCTTATTCACCAATTTAGGCAACGCTGAGATTCGAGGACTACGCACCATATCTGGTGGTAAGTACCTGATAGCGATATGTGGCGCTAACGTGTACGCAATTGACACTTCTGGTAACACGTTCAGTCTAGGTAGCCTAACAACCACAACAGGTCGAGTCGGTATTGCTGACAATGGCCTGTATGTAATGATCACAGACGGGGTAAATAGATATAGTATTTATATCAGCACCTTTATTACCACATCGTTTATTGGTAACGTCTCAGGGTATCAGATCAACGTCACAGGCATCATTTCAGGGCCTTTGGTGGTTGGTCAAGCCGTCACAGGCACAAATATACCCCCCAACACGATCATTACATCAGTACCTACTTCTGCTAATGGTTTGGGTTTGTATTCCATTAATAATTATGTTTCTAATGGTAGCGTGACAGCAATTAACCTATTAAGCGCTGGATCAGGTTATACAACACCCCCTACAGTTACAGTCGCTAACCCTGGCTATGGTGGCACGATAGCATCGGTGACATGGAACTCTATTGGGATTGTGAGCACAAGCATCACATCAGGTGGCACGGGTTACACAGTCGGTGACATCATTACGGCTTTTGGTGGCACATATACGACTGCTTGCCAACTCAAAGTGACAACAGTATCTAGCGGTGTCATTACTGGTGTTTCAATTGTTAATGTTGGAACGTACACACAAGCTCCAACGGGTGCAGCGTCATTTAGCGGTGGAACAGGTAAAAACGCTACCATTACGCTCACTTTTGGCTTAAATAACGATTATTCAATAGCCAATGGTGGCTCTTTTTACACTTCTAACCCAGCGTTGAGTTTCAGCGGTACGGGTGGGGCATCAGCTTTAGCCAACATTTCTCCTTTGGGTAATTCGTCAACCATGACGGCTTATGCGTTTTCAGTATTGCCAAGCACAGATGGCGCATTTACTGGCGCTGATGTGGTGGACATCGTAGACAACATATTTGTTTACAACAGGCCTAACACGCAACAATTTGGCTCTAGTAACCTTTTAAGCCCGTTATCTGCACCTTTACAATTCTCTAGTAAAGATGGCGCACCTGATAATTTGGTGTCTTTGATTGTTGACCATCGTGAGATTTACCTACTCGGTGAGGTGTCTAGCGAGGTTTGGGTGGATGTGGGTTCATTCCCTTTCCCATTCCAAAGAATACCTGGCACATCAACTCAACACGGCATTATTGCCAAATTCTCGGTCTCTAGGGTTGGTAACTCATTTGCTTACCTATCTAGAAATCAGCGTGGTCAAGGCCAAATCGTCATGATGAACGGCTATGTGCCAACTAGGATATCTACCCACGCAGTTGAGCAAACTTTGGTTAACCAAAATATCTCAGACGCAATTGCTTGGACTTATCAGCTAGAAGGTCACGAGTGTTATGTTATTACATTCCCTAGTTTAGATTTAACTTGGGTGTGGGATAACACGACAGGAATGTGGCACAAAATGCTATCGGTCGACAATAACAATGTCTACCATCGTCATCGAGGTAATTGTTCTGCGGTATTTAATGGATTTGTGTACGTTGGGGACTATCAGAATGGAAATATCTATTTATTAGACCCTAGTAATTACACAGAAAACGGCCAAGAAATTAGAAGATTAAGAAGAGCACCACACCTAGTTTCTGATTTGCAACGTCAATATTTTGAAGAATTGCAGATTCAGTTTCAGCCAGGCGTGGGATTATCAACCCCCAATGCTAGTTATACCTCTTCAGGTATAGCAGGTATTGCCATTTCAGGATATGCAATAAGTGGAAATACTCAAACAGGTCAAGGCACTACTCTGGTCTCCAGTTCTCCATATTCTTTTTCAGGAGTTTCTTTAGGTGCTCCAGCTCTAGGCGCAACAATATCAGATATCCCCTATGGGACTGATTCACTCCAAAAAGTAGACATTATTAGTCCTGCTTCATGGGATGTGGTCAACAAGAATGGCCAAATGCCCAATGGTGTAGTCCTATGGATTCATGGCGGTGGATGGTCGGGCGGTGACAAAGCGAGCGACACAGCTATCTACAATCCGATAGTTTTGGCCAATTACGTTGTTATTTCTGCTAATTACAGACTAACGCCATCAGGTGACTATCCGAATGACGTTAACGACATTGCACAAGTGATTAACTTCTTGTTAAACCCTGGCGCATCTTCAGCAGCGCCTAGCCAAAACGCATTGTGGACTAGCCTACAACAACAAGTGGCTCAGTTTGGTTTGATGGTGGCAGGTAACAGCGCAGGCGGTTATTTGGCTCTACAAGGCACAATAGCCCAAGCTCAATCCAATGGAACATGGCCAACTGCTTGCATGAATCTTTATGGCCCAATGAACTTGGTGACAGTCGGTGCTGGTGACGCTACGAATCCTATTGGATCATTCGGAGTTGGACTGATCAACACTTACACGGCTAACTCAACGCCATTGGCTGCAAGTCCATATTATTCGCTAACAAGTTGGGAATCTATTCCTACCTTTTACACGAATAAATGTCATTTCTACATTTGGTACAACACCAACGACACACTAGCGCCCCCAACGTCAATTCAGCCCTTTGCAGCCAATTTAACGACTGCTTTGACCAATCGGGTTACGACTACGCAAGTCACGCTAGGAACGCCAACAAACGGCTCTGGTGGGTATCCTACGCAGTACACAGCCAATCACAATGTGACTAGCGCACAAACTGCTACGGCTTTGCTCAATGCGTTAACACTTCAGTTTCCAAAGTACAACATTCCTAGCCCTGCTTTTGAAGGCTCACAAGGCGTTGATCCTAAAGCAATGCTCAGGTGGTCTAACGATGGTGGCTCAACATGGTCTAAGGAGCATTGGGTCAGCATTGGTAAAATTGGCAAATACAAGAATCGTGCCATTTGGAGACGTTTGGGATGGTCTAGGGATAAGATTTTTGAGGTGGTGGTAACTGATCCAGTCAACGCAACGATTGTGTCGGCTAACCTTAAAGCGACCCAAGGGGAGAACTAATGGCTAACACCTATGGTTCACCCCAGACCAACCCTTACCCACAGGCTGAATTCTTAGATGCTAGTTCTAAAAGACCTACACGCCCTTGGCAGCAGTTCTTTTTGAATATGGTGAACTTTAGCTCGACTATAACAACCCCAGCGCTTCCATCTAGCCCAGTCGGTTATATGCAAGTCACAGTCAATGGTAAACAGTACAAAGTACCTTATTACAACCTATGAATTACAACAAAGAATTAGAAGGTGTTTTTGAGATCAATCCAGAAGTCGGCCACACATTTGCCGATGGGTTGTACTCTAAGCAAATGATTATCCCCAAAGGATTTGTCGCTGGGATGCACAAACACCACTATTCACACCTGTCAATTCTGGCAAAAGGTAGGGTCAAAATTACTACAGAAGACTATAATAAAGAAGTAACTGCGCCATTTTGTATTACTATTGAAGCAGAAAAAAATCATTCAATAGAAGCATTAGAAGATTCTGTATGGTTTTGTATTCATGCGACAGATGAAACTGAAAATGTCGATGATTTTTTGATTTATAGGAGTTAATTATGCCATTTGCATATCTAGCAGCAGCAACAATCGGAAGTGCCTTAATTGGCTCTCAGGCATCAAAGTCTGCTGCCAATACGCAAGCACAAGCGGCTTCTAATGCTCAACAGCAATTACAAACCAATTATCAAAACCTAGCGCCCAATTATGCTCCTTATCAGCAAACTGGGGCACAAGGCTTGGCTGGATTGAATGCTCAGAATCAATATTTAACAACACCACAGGCCACTTATCAGCCATTCACGGCTCAAGACCTGAACGCTAATTTAGCACCTAATTACCAGTTCCAATTGCAACAAGGTCAGGCAGCGACCAATTTGGCTAACAATGCGACTGGCGGTTTGATTGGTGGTAATGCGTTAAAAGGTCTAGAAGACTACACGCAAAATACTGCACAAGGCGCATATCAAAATGCTTTGAACAATTACATGACGCAACAAGGACAAGCGTTTAACCAAGGTCAAACACAACAAACCAACATTTATAACCGACTTGCTGGCATAGCAGGGATTGGTCAAAACGCTGTTACAGGGTTGTCTAACCTTGCTACAGGCAACGCCACTAACATAGCCCAGTTGGGTGTAGGCGCTGCTAACGCACAGGCAGCAGGTACTGTAGGCGCTGCCAACGCAATTGGTCAAGGTATAACAGGGGCAACATCAAACTTAACAGCGCCTAGTCAACTTAATTACTTGGCTACATTGTTAAACCCCAATACTTATACTAATAGTCAACAGCCCGGTTATGGTCAAGTTGTACCCCAAAGCGCAACCTCAACTCAGGTGTAAACATGGCAGACTTCAACTTTTCTGACGTAGCATCTAAGATACAACCTCCCAAAGAGGGTATGTCCCTTGCTGACATGGTTAACATGGCTAGGGGTGTGCAAGCATACCAACAGGCCGGTCAATTAAACCCTTTGCAAGCACAAAAGGCTCAACTTGAGTTGGAGCAATTGCAAAAAACAATGCCTTTATCACTAAGAGAGCAACAAGCCAAGACTTCATTAGCAGAAGGTGTTTTAAGCCCATCAATTTCTAAAGCAACATCAGAAGCTGAAACAGCACAAACAGGTACGAAATCAGCGCAATTAAAATTGTCAGGAGAAAAACTAAAAAGGGTTTTGGAAATATCTGGTGCTAGAGCAACTGATCCTGAAGTAATTAAATTGTCTGAATTGGCAAAATCACAAGACCCAGAAATTGCTTCAAAAGCCAAGAAACGTCTTCATCAATTGAATTATGAAGATTTTCAAACAGCAGTCAAAGGTGGCTTAGATGGTGCTGAGGCTATGGAGAGCTTTGGACACATTACACAAAAAATAGATTCAAACCCAGAGCAATTACCTGCTTTGTATCAGAATGCTGTGAGAATTGGATCGGGCGCTGCTGGTCAATTAGGATTGCAAACACCCAAAACTGGCGTTAATGCTGCAGGTCAGACTACGGCAGTTAATCCTGTTACTGGTCAATATGAGGTTATGGGCACTCCTCAAACTAACCCCATGAGTTCTAGGACACAAACATTTACTGATCCTATTACTGGCAACATAATCCAAGCACCATTGACACCACAAGGAACATTGGGAGCACCTAGCAATTTAGCTGGTTCTAGCTCTGGCCCGTTGCCTCCAGGTATGTTGCAAGGTTTGTCTGGTAATGTGGGCATGGGTAATCCAAACGCACCTCAAGCCATTCCAGCATTTGAAAATAAAGATACATTGGCAGCGGCTAGGGCTATTCAACTTGATTCAAATCAAAGAGCAAGCAAAGTCGCTGAAACACAATTCAATAACAATCAAATTATTAAACTCGCCGATGAAGCAATAACTGGCCGAGGTGCTGCTAATCTTGGTAATTTGACAGGTGGTTATGCGGTACTAAATGGTTTGGGTATTGGCGGTGGAAACGCTACAAACTTACAACAATTAGGCCATTTCATGTCTTTAGAGACTGCTAATTTGGCTCAGTCTGCTGGCTTGGGTACTGATTCAGCAAGAGGTTTGGCTAATGAAGTAGTTGGTAAGACTGATTGGACACCAGAAGCTATTAAAAACACAGCCAAAACAAACAGGGCATTGTCTACTGGTATTGATTTGTTTAATCGTGGTGTCAATAATGCGGTTCAAGCGCAAGGCAATAACCCATTGGCAGCAAAAGATTTTAGAAACAAATGGTCACAAGTTGCTGATGTTGAAGCATTAAAATTAATGGATGCTGTGAAAAACAAAGACCAAGAAGAAATTAAAAAGATTGTCAAAGACTTGGGTGGTGTTGATTCAGAAAAGTACAAGAAATTATTGGCAAAAACTGGTTTTATCAATAATCTAATCAAAGGTCAATGATGGATGACGAGTTTTCACCAGAAGCGATTAACAACGCAGTCTCACAAACTTTAGGTGTAAAAGCGCCTAAGTTAGAGTCTGTGCAAACAAATACTTCAGATTTAAATTCTGAAGATATCAATAGGGCTGTTTTAGAAGCAGTAAAGCCATCAACAACAATTACTGCCAAACCCCAAGCGCAACACGATAAAACCATTACTGATTACTTTAAAGGAGTTGGTCGAGGTTTAGCGTCTTTAGGTGACGTTACTGTTGGAGGTGTATTGCCTATTGCTGGTCAAGTAGTCCAAGCTGCTGCTAGACCCTTTACAACACCTCAACGTGCTCAAGAAATTGGTGGAGCAGTATCTAGCGCTATTGACCAACCATTTGGCAAAGCATTTGGTGTTACAGAAACACCAGAATACAAACAAGAAACATCAAGATCATTAATGGATTTTGTTGGCAAGTATGCTAATTTAGGTGCTGAAAAGATTAGTGAATTAACTGGCGGTCGCTTGCCTGTTGAAGACGTACAAAATATGTTGGGTACGTTAACTATTCCTGCTGGCAAAGCATTAGGAATAGGCGGTAAAGCAATAGGCTCTGAAGCCAAGATGGTTAGTGATGCTTTAAAAAGCAAATTTGCTGGTGGCAAAACACCTCAAGCAATAATGCAAGATTTGCATGGGGCAGAAGTTAGTGATTTGGCTGGCGTTGGTGCTGCCAAGTCCGATATGAACCCTTACTCAAGTTTGACAGGGGAAGAAAAGTCTAGAGGGCAATATCCTATTGTCAAATTGTCTAAGATAGCTGCCGATGTGCCTGTATCTGAACAAAAGACTAGGTCACAAATTGCAAACAAAGTCTTAGGTGAAAACAATCTAGTTCGTACTGGCGTTCTTACTGGAAATGAAGATACTTTAAGAAACGAATACACAGAAGCCAAAAAAGCAAATCCAACACCCAAGGGTGAATTGCTTAAGGAACAAATTGCTAATGAACAAAATGCTTTATCTGATTTTTCTCAAAAACTAGTCAATGACACAGGTGCAAGTCAAACATTGACAAGCCCTTATGAGCGTGGCCAGCGTATAGCCGATGCTTTAATTGGAGACGAAGGTCTTAAAGGTTTCTTTAAAGCAGAGAAAAACAAAATATACGAGGAAGCTAAAAAACAAGTTGGTGACAATCCGATTGGTTCACAAACTGTAGAAAACTTAATAAACTCACCTCAATTCAAAGCCGAATTAAAAATTAAAGGCATTCCTGAGTTTACCAATGGCGTTAAAGAACTATTGGATTTACATAAGACTGAAGGCTTACAAGACACAACACCTAACAGTTTGGCAGGTTTGGAAAAGATTAGGCAGTCTTTGAATGCTCAATGGTCTCCAGCCAACAGTTATGGAATAGGCCAAGTTATCAATGCTATTGACGCTGATATTGCCAAAGCGGGTGGGCCTGGTCTTTATGAGCGTGGTCGTAAAGTACACCAAGCAGAAAAGGTACTTTTTGGCTCTAAAGGTATCAAATCCATGTTTGGTGAGGTTGATCCTAATGGAGTGCAAACTGGCACACCATACGAAAAGATACCTGACAAACTCAACCAAATGCCTGTAGATGAATGGAAACACATACACGACACATTGGAATTAATATCTAAAGGCAAAATCAGAGGTAAAGATTTTGAACTTGATATTCCAGAAGAGTTAAAGACTGCTGCGATTTCTGCTAAAAATGAAATGCTAGGCAATATTGCTAGAGAAGTATACGAGCAAGGCGCTAATAAGGTTGGTGTTTGGAATCAAAACTCTGCAAACAAAGTATTGAATGCAAGAGCAGAAAAGATCAAACATGGCTTTAGCCCAGAAGCCCAACAAGACTTCCATACATTGAACTATGCGGGTCACATCATGCCAGGCGTTCATCATTATGAAGGTGCTGCTTTGCAAGCTAGAAGGCTAGGTTTGATTGAGGGTCACATAGAAAAAGCGGCCACAGGTGCTGGAGCAGCAGCCGGTGGTGCAATTGCTGGGCCATTAGGTGCTGGTGTTGGTGGCTACTTAACAGGAAAAGCAGGTGCTAAAGTTGCACAATCTTTAGAGAGTAAAGCTCTTGCCAAAGAAGCTGAAAATTTAAGGAATGAAATGAAAGCCAACGCTAAACTTGGTACAAAAATTAAGGACTTAAACAAATGAGCGTCAATCTCTCCCCCATTTTTAACGCAGTAGCCCAAACAAACAGCACAGGACTTCCCTTAAATGGTGGGTTCTTGTATACCTATTTGGCTGGGTCTAGCACCCCACTAGCTAGTTATACAGATTCTGCTGGTTCAGTTCCTAATACAAACCCAATCATTCTAGGGACTGATGGCCGACCCCCTTATGAGATTTGGTTAAATAACGCCTATGGTTATAAATTTGTGTTGACCGACAGCGCATCTAACCTAATCGGCACATATGACAATGTGTTTGGTTCGTCTAGTTACTATGGCCCATCGACTGCGGTGACGGCGGTAACAGGTACATCACCTATTAGCGTATCTTCTGGAAGCACCCCTAATGTATCGTTTTCGGGTGTATTAGGGCGTACAAATGGTGGTACAGGGGTTTCTAGCCCTCCCGTGGCTTTTGTTCATCAAATCACGGCTCAGAGTATTGCATCGGCTACTGTGACTGTAATTCAATATGAAACTGTAAATTACGACACCAATAGCATTTGGTTACAAAGTAATTATGCTTTTGTTCCTAATGTGCCTGGTTACTATCAAGTCAACGTCAGTTGTACTATTTCTAGCACTAGCGCTGGTTACCAAGTGGGTTGCGGTGTATTGCAAAATGGTAGCACTTTGGTTGATTACAACGTGGCAGCATCAAGCGCCCTTGGTTCTACCCCAGTTTGTTCAACTATCGTAAAATGTAATGGATCAACTGATTACATTCAAGGGGTGGTAGCACAATCTTCAGGTGGGTCACTCAGCACTACGCCTAGCACAGTCGCTGATACTACGTTCTCCATAGCATTTTTACGAGGTTTGTAATGGACATTGACCCAATCCAATATGGACAAATCATTTCTAAAGTTGAATTTTTAGAAAATGAAGTGGCTAATATGCGTAGTGACGTTAAAAAGCTCTTAGAGCTTGCTAACCAGTCCAAGGGTGGCCTATGGATGGGGATGGCATTTGCAAGTCTTCTAGGGGCTATGTTTCATTTCTTGGGTGAGAAGTTCTTGAAATGATTGATCCGGTTACCATCTTTGCTGCTTGTAAGGCTGCTCACGCTGGTATTAAAGAGTGTGTAGAACTTTACCAAAACTTTAAACAAGACGGCAAAGACGTTGGTGAAATATTAAATGACGTTGGTTTACATTTAGGTAACTTTTTTACGCATCAGGAATCGTTTAAAGAAGCTGAAAAACAGGCAAAACTTCAGCCACTTAAGAATGTATCCATTAATGAAGAAGCCATGAATAGGATTCTGCGCCAACAGCAGATCGAGCAAATGGAGACGGAATTACGAGAAATGATCATATATCAGGTTGGAATGCCTGGTCTATGGCAAAAATTCACAGAAATGCGTGAGATAGTTAAAAAAGAGCGAGAAAAAGTCGAGCGTGAACAAAAAAAGCCTTGGAACTCGCTGCTCTCAAACGTAGGCAGTTTATTGACAAGTGGCAAGTTCGGTTGGCGTTGGCAACAGGTTTGTTTACATGGTTATTTATATTTGCCCTACTCATGTATGGCATTCACTTAGACTATCAAAAAAGTAAGGGGATATTATGAGTTGGTTAGGACAAATTGCACCTACGATTGCTACTGCTTTGGGTGGGCCACTAGCAGGTATGGCTACTGAATTGATTGGAAAAACCCTAGGTATTTCATCTGAGGAAGTAACTACGGCAATTAATTCAAACAAATTGACCGCAGATCAAATCGCTGGGCTACAACAGGCTGAGTTGGCATTAAAAGCCAAAGCTCAAGAAATGGGTCTAGACTTTGAATCTTTAGCCACACAAGACAGAAAGTCGGCTAGGGATATGCAAATGACTGTCAAGTCTATGATTCCCCCCATCTTAGCTATTGGTATCACAATCGGATTCTTTGGAATTATGACTGGCATGATGTCAGGCAAAGTCCAGTCTAGTGAAGCATTAATGATACTCTTAGGTTCACTTGGGACAGCGTGGACAGGAGTTATAAGTTTCTATTTCGGTTCTTCAGCTTCTAGCCAAGCCAAAGATTCAATGATTCACAACTCAACACCGATAGCAAAATGACACAACTTACTAACCATTTCACCCTAGAAGAACTGACTCACACCGATCATCGTGAATTTGACAATACGCCTAATGAAGTTGAAAAGGCTAATCTCATGCGATTGGCAGAGTTTCTTGAGCAAGTTAAGGACTTACTTGGCGGCGTGCCAATTATGGTTAACTCGGCTTTTCGGTCTAAACAGGTTAATGACGCTGTGGGAAGTAAAGATACTTCTCAGCATCGTGTTGGTTGTGCTGCTGATTTGCGTGTACCAAATCTCACTCCTGATCAGGTAGTCAAGAAAATCATGGCTTCCAACCTAGAGTACGACCAAGTGATTAGGGAGTTTGATAGGTGGACTCATGTATCAATTCCAAATAATCCATACGATAAACCCAGAAAAATGGCTTTAATTATCGACAAAAATGGAACTAGGAAGTATAGTTAAAGCGCAGTTGCAAAGAAGTTTAGGGGGATTATTCCCCCTTTTTTTTGTCGAATTAATGTCATAATTGATAACGACAATAAACCTATGCAAATCAAACTCATAGACACAAGTGTTCAAGAGAATTTTGAACTTGTAAATAGGTTGCAAAAGGAAACCTTACCCTACGATACTTTATACAACTGTCGAGAAGGATGGTGGTGGGTAGCCTATGAAAATAATAGACCTTGTGGATTTGCTGGGTTGGTTTGCTCTAGCCGCTGGACTGATTGCGGTTATTTGTGTCGTAGTGGTGTTGTACGAGAGTTTCGTGGTCGAGGACTGCAAAAGCGTCTTATACGAGCAAGAGAGAAAATGGCCAGGCGAGTAGGCTTCAACTGGCTAATTACTGATACCACAGACAATCCCCCATCTTCTAATTCCCTAATTGCCTTGCAATATCGTTTGTTTAATCCCTCTCAACCTTGGGCGGGTAGACACTCGCTATATTGGAGAAAGAAGCTATGAGCTATTTATCTGACGAAGAGTTTTTAATGCTTTTTGGGTTGTACAAAAGTCCCACTCTAATGTCACAAGAAACAGGAATGTCAGCAAGGGGAATCATAGCCCGTAGAAACGCTTTAGAAGGTCGATACGGCGTTCAATTAGAGACAATAGCCGTTAAGGAAAGGATTGATCCAAAGCCCCCTAGGCTTGATTTAGGTATCTTAAATGGGTCTGTAATAGTGTTTTCAGACGCTCACTTTTGGCCTGGTATTAGAACAACAGCTTACGATGGTTTAATTTGGGCAATCAAAAACATTGAAAATCTCAAGGCGGTGATCAATAATGGTGACGCATTTGACGGGGCAAGCATAAGCCGATTTCCTAGGATTGGTTGGGATAAGACCCCTAGTCTCATTGAAGAACTAAAAGCCTGTGATATGGCGTTGGCTGAGATAGAAGAAGAAGCCAAAGAAGTTAACAAAAATGTTAAGTTAATGTGGCCAATGGGCAACCACGATGCTCGGTTTGAGAATAGATTGGCAGCCAATGCCCCCCAATACGAGCATATCAAGGGTTTTAGCCTAAAAGACCACTTCCCTGCTTGGCATCCCTGTTGGTCAGTTTGGTTAAATGAGAGCGTAATTGTCAAACACCGATACAAAGGTGGCATCCACGCTACCCACAATAATACAGTTACGTCTGGCGTTAGTATGGTCACAGGACACTTACATAGCCTTAAAGTGACCCCCTACGATGATTACACAGGGACTAGGTACGGAGTTGACACAGGAACTCTAGCCGAGCCTACTGGCCCACAGTTTGAGAATTACCTTGAGCACTCACCGACCAATTGGCGGTCAGGTTTTGCTATTCTTACATTCCATAAAGGTGTATTATTATGGCCTGAAATGGTAAAAGTGTTTGATAAAGACCACATAGAGTTTCGTGGACAAGTAATAAAAGTGTAAGGATTAATATGAAGATGACAATTACAAGAGAAAAAGCCAAAGTAACTGACCCCAAAGTTTACGAGATCGTTCGTGAGCATAAAAAGGAACGTGAAAAAGTTATGGCTTTGGAGAAAGAGCTAAAAGCGCATGAGAAGACTGATATGACTCACGCTCATCCTATGCACTCACCTAGCGCCACAGCTCACGGACAATCCCAAGCGCCCCTACCTAGCATGAGAAAGTAAGCGTTCTATTGTGACGTTTAGGGCATCCAGTTCTTGCATCTTCTGGATAGCCCACATTCTTTTTTGACCATGCCAACCCATTACAGGGCCTTGGTGACAGTCTTTACATAGTGCGATACAGGTGTATGTTAAGCCTTGCTTTACATGGTGTGCGTCTGAAGGCCCACTAGCATCACAGACCGAGCAAGGCAATTCTTTTACTTTACCTAGATACTCGCGTTCTCGCTTAGTTAACTTACTATTCATGGGAACGTATAGCAAGGCGCTCAGAAGCCTCTCTGGTGCGCCAAATATCAATAAGTAACTTACTGGCTTCTATTTCATATTTAAGCGTTTCCTCGGCCTTTATAGACGCTTGCAACGCCTTTATAAGATCAATATATTCCTGATCTGCCATTGCTTCACGTTCTTGAGCTGCTATTTGAGTAAAACCATCAAGTGCAGCTTGTTTCATTAGGATGGCTTTAGCAGACTTTATACCCAATTCTTTACCTATTCTGTCCGATTTAGCAGACGCATACCGGTGTGCGTTTTGGGCTATAAAGTTAGCGTGTTCTTCTGGAATCATAAGTTTTCTATCAGTTTTAATACTCTAAGAGCCGATTCAACATCACTAACCACAGACAAAACGCCCCCTGTCCATTTTCCGTGGAACACGATCTGGTCTTCAGTCAGTTTGTTATTGCCAAACTTAACTTCCATCAAGATGGTATGGCGTTTGTACCCAATCAGCAAATCAGGTACACCTTTACCAACACTAGCCAATGAAACAACAAAAGCACCATAGTCTCTCAATGCTTTGACGATTTCTACATGGTTACGATCCACTTTGGCTGCTCTCATTGATTTCCTTAATACGTTCAGCAACGGCCTTACCAAGCCCTTTAAACAGGCCTGTGGGGTGATTTTCCATCTCTCTGACCATATACCTAGCATGATCGACAGAACCGCTTTCTATGGCCATACGAGCATAATGATCAATGATGACCTGAATGTCAATGTATTTCATCTTTGTCTAAGTTCTTGCAGTCTACGTTTAATTTCTTCTGGCATTGGCACAGCGTTCTTTTTATCTTCTTCAAACTTCTTCAGGAAAGGGTCTACAACCTCTTTAGGGGCGATTTCTGGCACTTCAGCACCATCCCATCGTTGCTGGTTCAAATAAACGCTTGGAGCTGGTATAAACGCCCCATTTGACTTACGCCATTGGTCGGTCGTTTTCATCCATTCAACGTGTTTAATGATGGAATCACAACAGCTCTCAAGATAGTTCTTTTCCCATATCTTGATACATTGTGACTTGCCCCCTTTTCGTGTAGATATTGGCCACGTTCTCCAAAACCTATCAAACCCAGATTCAAACATTTCAGCCCCTTTTTCTTTAGTCATAGGTTATCCTAGGGTGGATATACATCCATCCTGCTCCAACCCTGTTAATCTTAATGTGTCTTAAAGTATCTAAATAGCATCAACAAAAGCCCAAGTGCCCATGAGGGGTTAATTCATCTTATACACAAGGCCTAGTTGCCACCTGAGTTACCTTGTGCTTTACCAGTCGGTTAACCAACGCTGGTCACATTTTGCACCGGGGTGTGTCGGTGTGCGGTGTTCTGCTCCTAGCCATCCATTCAGATGCGCTGCTATCGTGAGGAGTACGGCCACCAAATGCAAAAACCCCATAAAACTCTCTGTGGTCTTGGCTCTTGGCGAGAGCAACAACAAACGATTGAGATCAATCAAAAGTTCGTTTGCCGTCTGACAAGACCACACAGGATTCTATGGGGTTCTACGATTGATCTCTTTCGCCTGATGCCACTCAGACGATTTGGATTATACACATTTATTGCTGTTTTTTACGGCTTCCAATAATTATTGTTTTTACCCATTTTTTGTCGCATCTATCCAACGCTGACATTTTGGCAGCATACCTGGCGCAACAATCATCACAGGGCGATATCACCTCTCTAGCTAACTTAGCCAGCTCTACCCAGTCCCTGTAGTGATCAAAATCTCTATAACATTTTGGATAATTCATAGATTTATCTTAGATGTTGTAAAAATATTAAATATTAGGGAAAACCCCTAGAAAAAAATGTTGACAATGAATTATCATTCGTTTGCGTTAACAAAAGGAGAACGCAATGACAAGATCAGAAGCCAATAAGATTCTGAGTAATTTAAAGCATGGGGCTATATATTCTTTGTATATAGTTAACCAGGCTTTGATGACCACAGGTGACTTATGAACGAGTTAGAGCATACAAAATCTGAACTCAAGCATCTGCAAGAGTTATTAATGGAGTATGATCTAGAACTCAAACGAAAGAATGAGTTGCTCACTAGGTGTCACAAAGAGCCTTTATCTGATGAGCGCCTTTACCAACTGTTTAGGCACACAATGGATTGGAGAATGTTTGCTAGAGACATAGAACGTGAGCATGGAATTGGTGAGAGAGAGCAAGACTTTTTTGATTAACATTTTTGCCCGCAAGGGACTAAGGAGCTTCAATGAGAACTGTATACAACACAGGCAAAGTCGAAATTGGCAAACAATACATCGACTATAAACAACACAAAATCACCCCAGAAGAAGAACTGATCCAATCTTTACTGCTTGGGGACTTCAAAACAATACAAGGTTTCTTTTACAACTTAATTCTTTGTATTTGTTACCTAGTCGCTATCGTCACGCTAATAGTCAACATGACCTATTGGTGCTGAGATGAAAGCCTACCATCTAATTGAGCGAGTCCAAGAGACCGCTGAAGCCTACTATCCTCACGATTCTGGTATCTACAAGCTCAATTTTATGATTGGGCAGTACCAGAGCATTATTCGAAATCTTTGTCAGACGATAGAGATTTATGAAGAGCAGATCGACAATTACAAATTACTAGAAAAATTAGGTGATGAAAATGAAGAAAGTTAAACAAAAAACAACTGAACAACTGCATGATGAGATTATGGCTTTGTTCATTGGTCAAGATATGGGCACAACATTAAACGCATTGATTGAAACAATGGTTGGAGTTTCTAATTACTTAGAAGTCAAGCCTTACGATGTGGTCAATTTGGTTGTAGCTGAACTCAATATTTACGAAGAAATGGACAAAGAATGAAACAAATTGCAACAGCATTGGTTAAAGCACAAAAGGCATTTGGGCCAGCTTTAAAGACCTCTACAAACCCGCATTTCAAATCACGCTATGCTGACCTATCCAACTGTGTGGAAGCGGTTATAGACGCATTAAACGACAACGGCATTTACTTGATGCAAAAGTGCTATGAAAACCAAGGCGGTGTGACTGTCGAGACTATGTTTATTCACGAGTCAGGTGAGTTTGTGGAGTGTGGAATATTAAGTGTCCCAGCTGTCAAACAAGACGCACAGGGCTATGGATCGGCACTAACCTACGCTAGGCGCTATTCTTTGATGGCTGCCTGTGGTATTGCACCTGAAGATGACGATGGAAATCAGGCTAGTAAGCCTAAGCCATTGTTGGATGAAAAGATAATGTTAGATCATTTGGCTGCTATGGACAGCGTAGCTACCCAAGAGGATTTAATTGCTGCTTACAAAGTGGCGTTCAATGCTGCCAAAGCCGATCCTAACTGGCAGAAACGAGTTATTGCCAAAAAAGATGAAATGAAAGCGAAAGTCAAATGATGGATGACAACGAAGACGAAAAGCAGTTTCTGAGGTTTTACGCAATGGCTGAACGGAAGTACAGAAAAAAACTATCTAGTGCGCCTGATTGCCGAGACCCAGATCACCCTGGTTGTGAAAAATGTGATGAAGATTGGGAAGATTATGAATACTGAAGACGAAGAATTTGCAAGATTAGACAAAAAACAAGCCGATTACTTATTGAAGTCGCTTGGATTTCCTGACCATAGAAGCCCTAAAAAGAAAGAATGGGTTAACTTAAACAACGATGAGATTCAAGCCGTAGCTGACGAGGTACAGTTTGGTTACCACGCTCACTACGACAAAGAGTTTATTGACGCTATCCAAGAAGCATTAAGGAAGAAAAATGAAACCTAAAACGTACAAAGTTCTTGAAATGTGTATTGAGAACGGCATCAAGTATGGTATTGCCAGAGCATTAAAGCATGACGATAAACCATCTACGGAGGTTATTGCGATTGCTATTAACGCAGCCATTGACTACGAAATTTGTGAATGGTTTGATTTGGACATTAAAAATGACTAAAGATGAAATCATAGAAATGGCTAAAAAATGTGGGTGGGACAATCCATTCACAAACATGGCACCTTTATACGAATTTGCCAAACGGGTAGCAGAAAAAGAACGTGAGGCGTGTGCTGAAATTTGTGATGGTTTTTACTTATCATGGATAGACATACAAGGTAGATATGAATTCATGGGTGAGGGAGCAAGCGAA